ATTGATTTAAGAGAGAGGCAGCAGCTTGAGACTGAGCAAATCTTCGGCAAGGTATTTCCTGAGCAGGATATAGCAGAGGTTTTGGCTTATGCTGAAGCACAGCCTGAAGCCTTCCTGCAAGATATTCTGGACATTGGCAGAACTCCCGAAACAGAAACACTACTCAAGACGATGTATGAGGGGGTGACAGAGGAATGGCTAACTGAACTCTTCACGCCTACTATTGGGAGTCCTGAATTACGGCAAAATCTAATAGATGCTCTAACTGCGGTAACGGAGACCAACATTGATTGGGCAGTGCAATACTTTTTTGATAACCCTGAAGGGTTAAGACGGTCCCTTATTTATGAAGGGAGAAACGAAACCACAGAAAAGCTAGTGAGACAGTTATATCCCGGTATTACAGACTACCAACTAAGCGATTACTTTAGTATCAGTGCTTTAGTTGTAGAGGCAGAGGCGGCCAGGGAAGTAGAACGAGGGAAATGGGGGACCTTTACTGCTGGTGTTGGCGATTTAGTAGCCAATGTTGGCGGTATTTTCAAGTGGTGTGGTGCGGAGGGAATAGGAGAGAAGATAATTAAGTTTGGACAATACATGCAGGTTCAGGCTGCACCAGTGCCGTTTGAACCTGATGAGTTTACATGGAAGCAGATGTTTAATCCTCAATTTCTTTCCACTTATGGGGTGAGGATGTTGCCGACTTTGATGTTGTTAGTAGTTCCCGCTGTTGGTGCTTATGGTTTAGCTGGCTCAATAGCTGCCAAAGTAGGGTTAGGTGCTGTGGGGAGAGCAGTCATAACTGGTGTTGGCGGTGCTGCCCTTAGCCGACCTCTTGAATCAGCATTGGAGGCAGGTGGAGCTTATGATGAAGCCAGAGCAAGGGGGCTTTCCCATGAAGAAGCAGAACAAGTAGCTGATGAGGTATTCAAAAGGAATCTAAAGTTAGCTGGGTTAGATGCCTTCCAGATTGCAGTCGCCTTTATGCCAACACCGATTGGTAAAGCAGCAGCAGGAGCAGTAACAAGAGGACTAGTTAAAACTGCACAGATAGGCGGTAAGTTATTCTTCACCGGGCTAACTGAAGGTGGGGAGGAAATTTATCAGGAGATGGTTCTAAAACAAGCTATGGGTGATGAGCGCGGGCTTATGGAGATGCTAGAAGACCCCGATATGAAGTTAGTCTTTTCGCTCGGTATGATTGCTGGTCTTGGCATGGGTGCTGGCGGTGACATAATCGTCAGAATACAGAACAGGGTCATTCCGCAGCTTAGTACAGAGCAGAAGGTTCAATTTGATGAAAGTAAAGCGGATTTTATCTCTCAGGGATTGTCAGAAGAGGTGGCAACACACAAGGCACTTGATAATGTGGTAGAAAATAATCCCGAACTGGAAAAGGTAGTGGAAGATGCTGCTAAGGCAGTTGAGAAGGAAATCACCTTTGAGCAGATTAAACCGAAGACTGAGGCGGAAGCGGTTGTTGTTGAGCACATGAAACAACAGATTATACCAGAAGAGGTTACACCTGTTACCCCAGAGGTTACGGAACCGAAAGCCGAAGCTGTGCACGAGATCGCCACAGGGCAAGAATATACCGCTACTGTCTATAAAGGCTATAAGGTCAAGGGCGAAGCGGTTGACGAAGGATTGTATGGGAAAGGGACTTATTACACAACTAATCGAGAATATGCTGAGACATATGACGGCAAAGAGGTTACGACTGTAACCCTTGAAAATCCCTTTGTCATACAAACACAGCAAGAATACGAAGATTTCCAGAACGAGACTACCAGAACAGCAAGGCAAAGAGCACTTAATGAGGGAAAGACAGTCGAAGAGGCTGACGAACTCGCTGCCTTGGCAGCAAGAGAATGGCTTGAAAGTCGAGGCTATGATGGGCTTATTGCTAGAAATATCATAGCTCCAGGTGATGAGGTTGTAGTTTTCCATCCTGAGAAGGCTATGAGGCCTAAAGTCCCTGAAGCTGGTATGCCAGAGGTTACAGAAGAAGCAGTTGAAACCAAGACTAGGCGCCAATTAGAGGGTCTTGGCAAAATGTATCAGGAATGGTGGGGTAAGAGAAGGACTGCCGCCGAGACTAAGACTGCACTGGCCAGGTTTGTCAGAGAGAACCTCCCGATGGATGCCAGGGGTAAGTTTATAACTGCGATTGCTAAGGTTAAGACGGATGCACAGTTGACGGCATTGATGGCAAGGGTTATGGAGTTTGCTGAAATCAATGCCCAGAAAGTTCTCAAGGCTGAAGTTAGAGCAGAACTCAAGAAAGCAAGGGCGGTAGTCAAAGACCATATCCTTAAAGGTAAATTCACGCCTGAGACACAGAGGTTACTTGATGTTCTCAATCACAACCTAGAACTTGACAGAGATACCGCTAGGGAAAAGATTGTCACGAATATCAAGGCATACGAATCAGGGGAGTTGTCTTATGAGGAAATGTTCAAAGCTAATGAAGCTCTTAACTTCGCTGGTATTGAGGGTATGTCTTCAGAAGAATTGGCTAACCTGTTAAATTATATCAAGTCTCTTGAAGCCATAGGAAGGTCTGAGCGACAAGCAAAACAGGAGCTTGCTACTGAGAAAATCAAGGCTGTTAGAGCAGACATTTCTAATATACTTACTGGTGGGAAGGGATTAAAGACAGGTATCGGGGCTATACCAGGGAAGAGACTGGCAGCCAAGCCCGGGTGGTTAGATACCTTTGTCAACTGGCAGTATGGTATAGATAATCTGGCTGACAAAATAAGCAAGTTTGACACTACCTCAGAGCCCTTTCAGAGTATTATTAGTAAATTCGTATCTCAAGTTCACCGCGCAACTAATAGGCAGTTCATTGGAACCAAAGAGGCCTATAGCAAAATCAGGGATATAGTTGGTGATGTATTCGGGGTCAAGGGTGGTCGTGCTATCAATCAGGTTCTTAATGACCTCGACACGGAAGTTAATCTCGGCACTTTTGAACTAACCGCCGAGTATATCGCTAATCACCCTGAAGCTACTACAATTACTATCAAGATGACTAGGAATGAGATGCTTGCCAAGTATATGCAGATGCAGGACCTAACTCTTGATAACACCTTTACTACCGGCATGGGCTGGTCAATGAAGGTTAGGAACGCCATAGAGAACAACCTGACTGCCGAGGAAAAGAAGTTGGCAGACTCATTCTTCCAGTTCTATGAGGATTATTACAACACAATAAACCCGATATATCAGGAACTCTACAATGTGGATATGCCTCATAACCCCCGGTATTCACCTATCAGGCGGGATATTGAGGGTGATATAGCGGAGAATGTTTTGACCTTTCAGGATGCTGCTCAATATGCCTCGGTTCTCAATGGTAGTCTAAAAGCAAGGCAGAGGAATATACGACCTCTCAGGTTCAATGGAGCTACTCAGGTACTCTCAAACCACATAGAACAGATGGAACACTTCAAGGCATGGGCTATCACCATGAGGGATATGCGCCGTGTCTTTGGCAATACAGAGATAAGGCTGGCGGTAGAGCAGTATCATGGGCGAGGCATCATTCAGTTAATTGATAAGTTTATGAACCAAATGGCGAGAGGTGGCATTGATACGGCATCTACTAATAGAATCGCTGATTGGCTCCGGAGGAACTTTACTAGGTCAATCCTGGCTATTAAGCCGGTTATCGCATTGAAGCAGATACCATCTCTGTTCGCCTATGTTTCCGATCAAGAGATGGGTGTGACGGGTTTTGTCTCAGGTGTTGCGCACTTCTGGACTTCACCGATTGCCCATTTCAAGTTTCTCTATAAGAACTCCGAAGGATTCAGAGCAAGGATACAGGCGGGGTTTGAACGAGACATTGCGGCTGCCCTTGCACAGCATGGAAACAAAGAAATAGCTGGTCGGGGAAGTATAAAAAACTGGTTTATGCTTCAAATTAGGCTTGGTGATACCTTCGCGGTTTCTCAGGGTATGTGGGCTAAATATAGGGATGGACTAAATAAAGGGCTGTCACAAGCTGAAGCCATAGCTGCTGCCGAAGACCTCACAAACAGAACACAGCCCAGTTTTGGTATTGATTCGCTGTCAGCTATTCAGAATGGCGGGTCGTGGCTCAAGCTAATGACTATGTTCCAGAACCAGCCGAACAAATACTTTAGGATGGTTGGGGACAATTTGCGCAACTTCCAATATGGTAGAGGAAGTAGAGCAAAGGCAGCATCTACTATCCTTTTGGCATGGGTAATTCTACCTATGATGTTTCAGTTTATTGCCGATGCCTTTCAGTGGAAGCCTGAAAGACAGGCCCGGGCTGGTATTCTTGGGCCGCTGAACTTTGTCCTGATAGGCGGGCAGTTGGTTCAATCTATATGGGGATGGCTGACTAATATGCCATTTGATTATCAGGTCAGTCCAGTTGCGCAGACGGCGGATGACCTGAGAAATATCTTTCTCAAAGCTAAGAAGTTAATAGGACAGGGGCAAGACCCTTATAAAGATATAAGCCTCGATGATGTAGCGGCTCTTGTAGAGTATTTAGCCAAAGCGGCTGGGCAGGTAGCTGGATGGCCTACCCCGTATTTTGTTCAGGTTGAAAAAGGTATCAGGACAAAGCTGCAAGAGGGAGAGGATATTAACATAAAGGATTTCCTCTTTAGCCAGTGGGCATTACAACCCCCTGCTAAAAACGCAGAGCAGAAGGTGGAAGACCTGAACTTGAAACTTGGCGAAATCAAGGAGGGGCAAGAAGATAAGCCGTTATCGGAACGGGAGTTGAACCTCTATACTACTGTTGATTGGTTCAGGGATATTGGGAATGTTTATAGCAATGTCCTGCCACAGGATGTTCTAGATAACCCAGTCGCATCAAAGGAAAGCAAGGCATGGGCTGAATATGAAATAGCTCATTCAAAGGCTGATATACTCCCGAACATTGCACTCTACAAAATAAACACGGAAGACAATGACGATACCATAGTCCAGTATTATCAGCAGTGGAAGGCTAGGGAAAGGATAACTAGCCTTGCCCAATTAAGGGAATTTGACACACTCTATCCTAAAGCCTATCTGGGGAATGTAACTAGGCAACAGTATGAGTTACTTATCAAATACTTGGAATCGGATGACAAGGATGCTTTTCTCAATAGCCATCCAAAATTAAGGATTAACCCCAGAGACGAGTGGCTGAAGGCTAACCCGCTAGATAATGCCCAGTTAGCTTTAGCTGGACAGGCAAAGCTCCTCACTCTTGAAGCCTACAATCAATTTAAGGGGCTGCTCAAGACACTGGATATACCTACTGATGCCATACCACCAATGACTCTACCACCTGAAGGGTCTGTGGAAAATTACTTCAAGTATAGTGAACTTGGGGAACAATATGGCTACAACAGTGCTGAGGTCAAGCTATTGCTTGTAGAGGATAATGATTTGAGAGAGTGGCTTGGCCGTCAGGAAATAGAAACCCCAAGGGAATCGCTAGAAATCTCTGTAAAGTGGAGAGACCTTGATGATGAATATGAAGGTTATGGCGATAGATTCTCTAAGTTCTATATTGAAAACGAAGAGGAGAGGACAGAGGCTAGAGACAAGGTGTTAGCTAATAACCCTGAATATGCTGATGATAGGCGGAGAAGGGATGCTTATTCCATTGATTTAGCCGAGAACCTGATTGATACCTATTTAGAGTGGTATGAAGTTCCCCGGAAGGGATATTCAGATGACTGGTTCCTAATGGAGAACAAGGACTTTTATGATGCGATGACCAATATCTATATGACTACAGAGGGAGGGCAGGGCTTGACTCCTAGAGACTTCAGTAAAGTCCCAGATATTAAGTGGCGGTCTCTATGGGAAGACTGGACTGAGTTAGATGCCAAGTATGATGGTGCTGGTGATATGTTTTCAGAATTTTACGTGGAAGGTGAAATTGCTAGGGATAGATATAGAAAATCTTTATTGGAGACTAACCTTGGTTACCGAGATGTTAGGTATAAAAGGGATGCTATAGAATACGGATTCCCAGAGGACTTACTTGGGGACTATGCGGAGTGGTATAGGGAGGATCGAAAGGACTACGAAGATGACTGGTGGCTCATGGAGCATCCTGAGTTCTACAAAGCCATGTATGACTTAGATATATGGAAAGAGCCACGAGACTTCAGCAAAGTACCTACCCGGGCAGTATGGAATCTCTATCAGACATATCAGGGCTTGCCTTCAGGGACTCCAAGACTGGACTTTAGGGCTAGATACCCTGAATTGGATGCCTGGCTAGTCTCAGCTAAAGGCTACACGCCTGTTAAGGGAAGGGGAAGTGCAGAGGCACCGCCGACTCCCTGGGAAGAGGCAGCCCAAGTAGAGCAATTTAAGGAACTATTTAAGTAAAAGGCATACCATGAAGTTTACACCATCACCCACAAAGAAAGTTCGTGTTATTGATAGGGATGGGAATTTAATAAAAGTGATACCGATGAATAGGGCACGAAGGCGGAAATTAGGAATCGGTAAAGCTAAATAACTAAGGGTCGAAGGGCGAGCCACCGCCTTTAAGAGTGGCACAGATGCCCGTTAATTCGGGCATTTTCATTTAAGGAGGCGAAATGGACGAAATCAAAGGAACCCAACAGAATTCCCCCCAAGATAAAGGGAAGGCTTCTGAGGGTAGCGAAGAGACTACTCCAAAAGCCGAAGCCAAGACTTACACAGATCAGGAGATTGAGGAAATCAAAGCTAAAGCTGCTCAGAATGCCCGGGTTGCTGCTGGCAGGGATGCCAAATCCCTTGAGCAAAGGGAAGCTGCTGTCAAGGCTAGAGAGGATGCTAACAAGGCAGAGCAAGAAAGAAGAGACGCAGCCGAACTAGCAGAGGCACAGAAAGACCCCGACAAGTTGGCAGTTTATCAGTCAGAGCAAGCAGCGAGGCAGCGAACAAAGAAACAAGATGAGCGAGACGCTGCCCAAGATAAGAGAGAGGCTGAACATGAGGCAGAAGTCAAGGCAGCTAGGGAAGCCCAAAAGGAAATCACCATCTGGCAGATTGCTTCTGCTAAGGGTGTTGACCCAGTGAGGCTCAAGGCTCTCAGTGAGAAATTCAACATTGAGGGCAAGGAACAGTTAGAAGAACTAGCAGGGGAGATTGCCTCTGGGAAGCCTCAGGACGAAACTCCTGAAAAGAAATCAACTCCTGATTCTCTTGTAACTTCTGGCAATAAAGGATCTCAGGAAGGAAAAACTGCAAGACAAATCTATGCAGATACCTTCCGAGAGGAAAAGAAGTAACACAGGAGGAAAACTAAATGATTACTGGATATTTTGCCAGCACAACCGAAATGGTGAAGCTGGTGCAATCCAAGTTGCTGCCTGGTATCGTCCAGGAGATATACGAGGTCGGCCAGCTTATACCCCAGCTTGGGATTACCACTATTGACTCCTACACCCTGAAGTGGAATCGTGAGGGAACGCTACCAAGTGTTTCCGCTAAGAGCAAGGGGGAACAATATGGCTGGAAGGAAGTAGCAACCTATTCTCAGGGCACTCTAGCCTTGAAGGAATATGGAGACCAGTGGGCGTTAGTTGCGGCAGCCCAGGAAACCTATAAAGACCCCAACGACTACCGCGCAGCCATACAGTCCCAGATCATAAAAGGGGCTCTCAGAACTATCGAGGACCAGCTCATCTACGGTGATGCAACCACTTACCCCAAAGAGTTTGATGGCTTAGACAAGCTATGTCCTGCTACTGGCACGCACACCTTCGCTACCGCTCAGGACTGCGACCAGGGTGGAGGCACTGTCGGTCTTAGCATCGTCAACTTGCTAGGACTTATCCATGCCTGCAAACCGCGTCCTGACTTTCTACTGATGCCTCAAGAGATAGTTGACCAGCTCTTCATTCACGCTATGGGCAAGGCTGGAGCTATTGTGATGGCTCGTAGCCCTAGTGAGTTTGGAACGCTGATTGCAAGCGTCAATGGTGTCCCCATTGTTGTTAGCGACTATCTATCTACTGAGAATGACAACACTGGTGGCGATTTAGGCACTGGCAATTTGGTGAGCATCTATGGTGTCAGGAAGGGTTCAATCGAAGATGGTGGCGTTAGCCTTGCTGTTGGTGGCAAGACCGGTGGACAAGACTTCTTCGAGGTTGACCACTTTGAGAAGCTCGAAAACTACAACGCTGAAGGTATAAGGGCATACTGCTATGTTGCTATGGCGATGGGTAGCACCAAGTCTATATCCCGGGTTCACAGCATCTGCAGAACCACTGCTATAGACGCGACAAGTTAAGGCTTTTAGGGGTATGTGCCTAAACAGACCCTAATCTAATTACAGGAGGACACAAATGACGAATTTATATGCTTCTGGAATTACATCTTATGTCCGCAAAGGCACCATAAAGATTTCCAAGAGTAACTTCAACGCCAATGCCCTATTAGGTGGTATAGAGAACCCCGAAGATGAGGATATTCTCATTGATAGGGTAGTAGCCGACATTAAAACGGCAGCAGAGGCAGCGTGTAACCTTGAGGTTGGCTTGGGGGATAACGCTACTGATAACAGTCTGAATGCGACGATAATGTTTCTTGAGACTAATGCCATGAACATTGGTGTTGCGACCGGACCTGCGGCAGCGATTAACGCTAACTGCAAAGTGGCAGCTCAAAACGCCAATCATAATGCCACTAACTCTTGGATTTTGATTGGTTCAAGTGTCATAGCAAACGCCGATGACCTTGTGGCCGATGTCTATGTGGACTACATAATTCCGTAACCGGGAAAAGGAGGCTGCTATGTTAGATTTCATACTTTATACCTGTTCTTACGGTATGGTTACGGATCACACCGTAATTTCTGTAGAGAGACTACACCAAACGAAGTACAGATTCGAGTGGTGGTTTCAGACCGGCGATGCACTCATAAGTAGGAGTCGAAGCGTAGCAGCCTACCAGTTCTTAAAAAAGAATCGAGCACCTTATCTGATATTCCTTGACGGAGACATTATATTCACCCCCGGAGACATTGAGAAGTTACTGGATGCCTTGCATAGTGGGATAGATGTGGTAGGTGGGTTATACCCGGTAAGAGGGGGAACTTTCCTTGCTCAGAGGGGATGGAACGGGCATTTTCACATTTCGGGCAATTTAGAAGAAGTCCAGTTTGTCTCAACAGGCTTTCTAGGTATCAGCCGTAATATCCTTGAGAAGATTACCCAGGATATGCCAGTTCTCAACGAGGGGAGTTGGTCTGAGTGCCAGGCAGTCTTTGAAGATGGCAGATACGAAAACATCTTCATTAGTGAGGATTGGGACTTCTGCAACAAGGCTAGACAGGCCGGGGCGAAGATTTACGCTCATACTGGGATTCAGCTTCAACACCTAAAGGAAAAGGTTTACACGACACAGGAAGCCATTGAGAAAATGACCTGGAAGCCAGAGAGTCCCGATTTATGGAATGACCTAGCTGAATATCTGGGGAAGGAATCGAAGGAGCTTGTCTCGCAAGCCATAGCCACAAAGCAACTAGGCGATAGATGGAAGGAATGGAAGGGAACGTCTGAGGACTTCTACAAAGACCCAGAGATAGGTCAGCTTTATCTCTATGACCTGGCTGGGTTTAATTCGGCGGAGTTCTACAAAGAGCAAAGAATGGCTGGCATCAAGAACGCTGAGCATCTGCATATATTAGATGTGGGTTGCGGTATTGGCACAGTCTTATTGGAACTCTGCTGGAAGAATAAGAACTTAGTCGGCTATGACTTGAATGAGGTTTTACTTGAATTTGCTCAATATAGGGCAGGCAAGTTAGGGGCAAGGAATGTGAAGTTTACCAATACCTTCCCTAAAAACCTCAGTAAGTTTGACCTCATTATCGCCATAGACACCCTAGAGCATATTGAGGACTTGCATAGCTTTATCTTGAAGCTAGGTGCGGGGATGAAGGAGGGTGCGAGGTTCCATCACTTCGATTGTTTCTGGGAACACGAAATAAGCCCGATGCACTTTGACCACAGCGAACATCTAAACGACTGGCTGAAGGAAGCGGGCTTAGTTATTTTCGACAAATGCTGGTGCATTAAAGGAGGTTAATTATGCCTGTAAGTGAAAATCAAAAGACACTTGCCTGCATTGCCCTTGCCATGAAGCGGGGTGAGACACCACGCTCATATAGTGCTCAGGCTGCGAAGATGGCTGATTCTATGAGCGAAGAGAAGCTAAGTGAATGGTGCAAGGGGCCAATCAAAAAGGAATAGAACGATGGCAAAGAATCTTAGTACAATCAGGAAGACGGTCAGGCAAATACTGAAAGACGAGTTTGTTTTCGGGACTGACTATGACTTCCAGCCAGACGAGTTAGACATTCATATTGGCGAAGTCCTTGTTGACATTTCGCAGAGACGGCCTTACAAGGTCAGGGAAACGCTGAATATCGCTAATAAATCGGGTGAGGCAACAGCTACCACAGCGAGCCATCTCATTGACACGACAAACAATCAATTCGTAGCCGGTGATGTTGGCAAGACTGTGTATAACAGCACGGACAAGACTACGGCGAAGGTAACTGCCTACAACTCAGCATCGGATTTGACGCTGGACACAGATATTATGGCGAGCGGGGAATCTTATTACATCTATCACTATGGAGCGGTGAGTGGCAAAGACCTCAACATATCCTCGATAACGGACTTGATAGAGGTTGAAAAGGCAGAGCATCAAACCAGGCAGGATCCCCGAGAGTTTCGGAATGTGAGAATCTTCGGGGATATTCTAACCTTATTAGATGTTGATTCCGAACCCACTGACGGTGATGAGGTTTTCCTTTATTGCCACAAGGTTCACACACTGACGGAATCGGCATCTACTTTGAGCCCTGATTTGGAGAAGGTTCTTGTTGAAGGGACTGTGGCGAAGGCAGCTCAATCATGGCTCAACAAGATGCGGGCTCAGATAGTGCCAGCTAGTGCAAGATGGTATCACGACTGGGCGAACTCGCATCTTTTAATATACCGAGATAGCTTAGATTCAATCACTCCAGCGAAAGGCTGGAAATACTATTAAGGAGGAACAAAATGGCAGAATTTTCAGATTACATGGAGAACTCAATCATAAGCCTGATGAGGAACACAGCTTTCACGCAGATTCCTGCGTATGTGGCTTTGTTCACAGCCGACACTGGGCTAGAGGCTGACACTGGCTGGACTGCCACAGAGGTAAGTGGCGGTTCTTATGCAAGGCAACTTGCAGGGCTATCCGCACCTTCTGGTGGGGCAAGTTCTAATGGTGCAGACATCACATTCCCCACAGCTACAGGAGACTGGGGAACAGTTACTCATGTTGCATTGATGGATGCTGCTACTGCTGGTCATGTCCTCATGTGGAGTGCTCTTGATGCCTCAAAGACAGTGAACAACGGCGACACTTTCAAGATTAATGCGACTGAGCTCGACGTCACAGTAGCATAGGAATGGGCGGGATAATACCCGCCTGTTTCTTTTTTAGGAGAGTAAATGCCTGAAGCAGTAATATACCCACCTAGCATAAAAAACGATAAAGACAAGCTCTTTGCCTGCTATTCGCTTGTCCAGCAGATGATTGACGAGCATAACAGGCAGTCGGCTGCGTCTAAGGATGCTGGCAAGTTTCGGGAGTATGTCAAGAAAGAGTTTGACCCACGCTTGAAGCAAGTCCTAGCAGAGCGTAACCGCCTTATGGAGAAGATACGGTGGGATAACTATACCCTTGAACAATGGAAGCAGGTTAGCAAACTTCTGCCAGAGGAGTATCAGACTATTCACGAAAGTTTGTTTGGTAATAAGGTTACGGAGAAAACCAAACCAACCTTAGCGACCTCTCCAGCCCTAGACGAGCTAAAGGCGATTGACATTACCAAGCTATCATCCCTAGAAGGTGCTGACCCGACTGAGGACTTCACGACCTACACGGAACTTGACGCAGACAGTTACATTTCTAAAACATCAAGTCGAGTTACATGGGCAAGCCTAGACAGAGATGTAGATGTCTATGTCTATAAAGATAAAACCTCGGCACACTTTAATGGCAACTTTGAGCACAAAGCCACAGTTACGGCAACTGCTGGCCAGAGGTGGGGGTGTGTAGCTGTATATGCTTTAGCCAATCTGATTGATGATGTGAAAGGTATACAAGATGCTAGTGGTGATACATTAATAGTGGTACTTTACAACGCTAATGTCTCAAAATATACTCCATGTTTGTATGAAATAGTGGCAGGGACAGCATATTCAGATACTGGCACAGAACTAGATATTAATGTTATCCGCTATTTGACAGTTGAAAGGGATGAAAGCGTAGGTAGCTTTGGAACACTCTACTGTTATGTTTATAGTGATGCCTCAAGAGAAACGCTTGTAGAAACATTGTCTCTAGTGTTACATGAAAAAGAGGATTTCCAGTATATTTATGCTGGGCAATCATATAATGATGCTACCACAGGCAAGGCACAATCTGGTTATATAGAAGACCTTGACTTGCAGGAGGGTGTTACCCATGAAGGCTCAGCCACCCTCAGTGGAGCAGGAACTTTAGCAGCCATTGCCCAGAATATATGTTATGCCTCTGCTACCTTAGCGGGGGTAGGAACATTAGCTGGTATTGGTCAGAATATACTTGCTGGTTCAGTTACACTATCAGGCACAGGTAGCATAAGCTGTTCTGGAACTGTTGTTGCTCCAAGCCAAACCTTTTATCCTCTTACTCCCGTAAAGGTTACTCCTGGAACTATAAACTCTTGGGTTGATGTAGATGTTAGTTCCCATGTGCCTTCAGGAGCTACTGGGGTGTTACTGCACTTGGTCAATAACTGGGTAAGCAGCAATGATATGGGGGTGAGGAAGAATGGTTCATCGGATAATAGACATCCTAATTTGCGGGCTTATTGCCATTGTTGGGCAGCCATTGGTGTAGATGCTAACAGGATATTTGAGGCTTACATAGGAGCTTATTCCCCAAACCTAGAGATTTGGCTTGTTGGCTATACTAAGGATGGAGTAACCTTCTTTGACAATGGGTATGATAAGTCGCTAGGCACTCCGTATGTCTGGACAGATATTGACTGCTCAACAGAATGTCCAAACGCTATCGGACTAATTTTCGAGGTTCATCCAGTTACTCAGTCTAGCTTTGGGTTCAGAAAGAATGGAAGCGCTGATAACAGGTGGGAAGGAGTCCTAGGGCACAATAGCCATACTGTTATTATTGGTTGTGACGCCTCACAAATCTGTGAAGGGCGTATTGGTAGCACTGATTGTGATTTCTACCTTATTGGCTACATAACGGCTGGGGCAACTTTTAATACCAATGCCACTGACCTTAGTTTGGGAACTGTGGATACTTGGCTGGATTTAGCATCATTACCCTCTGGTGCTGTTATGGGCTTTATTGAAGTGTTTAATACTCCCGCTACTGCCAATCAATATGGTCTTAGGAAAAATGGTAGCTCAGAGAATATTTATAGGAAAGGTGTCTTTTACCCTTGGGCTTTTGTTGAGTGTGATACTGCTGGACTTATTGAAGGGAAGATAGAGGATACAGGCATTGATTTCTTCCTTATTGGTTATGCAACAACCAACATTAAGCTAGGAGGAGCTTCATTAACAGGAACAGGTAGCTTGACCTGTGTTGGAAGTGTACCAACACTCCATCAGGCTACTGCTACTCTATCAGGAACAGGAACTTTAGCAGGGATTGCACACCTAATAGCCATAGGACAGGCCACCTTAGCTGGCACTGGTTCATTATCTGGTATTGGTCAGAGACTATGCTATGGTGCTGCTACATTAAGTGGTCAAGGTAGTCTAGCTGGAATTGGACAGAGGATAACCTATGGCATAGCAACCCTATCAGGACAAGGCACTCTAGCAGCCATAGGAGTCAGCACACTAATTGGTCAAGCAGAACTAAGTGGCTCAGGAAGTCTTGCTGGTAAGGCTGTTTTAATAGTAGTAGGCGGAGCTACTCTTTCTGGTGAAGGTACTCTATCTGCCATTGGGTATGTCGGCGGGATACAGCTTGCCTCTGCTACCCTCTCGGGTGAGGGGACTTTATCAGCCATCGGACAAGGCATATTCATTGGTAAGTCCACATTAGAAGGTGTTGGCACTCTTGCTGCGGTAGGTCAAAGGATAACTTATGGAGTAGCGACTTTATCAGGTGTAGGAAGCCTTGTTGCTGCTGGTGGTATCCTCAAGCTAGGTTCAGCTACTTTAAGCGGAACAGGAAGTCTCGCTGCAGCTGCAATCTGTATCTTTATCGGGCAAGCTACCTTGACTGGTGCTGGATTTTTGGCAGCTATGGGCAATACAGGCAGGTTATTAACTGCCATCGTAGTTACCAGCCAGTACAGACTAATTAAGTCTGCCACTAGCCAGTACAGAGAGACCGAATCGGTCACCGCTCAGAAGAGAGTAATCGAAAGTCTACTATCGGGAGGTTAATCATGGCTTTAGAAGGAATTGTCCAAGTAATAGTATTCCCTGACAAGGCTACAGTTTGGGTTCTCGCCCTTGTCTATGATGAGGATGGTGAACTCGCTGACCCTACAGCAGTTGAACTCGAGCTTTTAGACCAAGATGGTGTAGTAAAGGCGGGTTATCTTAGTGTTACTGACAGCTCAACCTTTACTGCTGGTCTAGTCGTGACAGGTGCAACTTCAGGCGCTAAGGGTCTTGTCATATCTAAACCTGATGGCACAACCTTGGAGCTTCAACAGATAATTGGCGTTTGGCAGTCTGGTGAAGTTATAACCGATACCGGGGCTGGCACATCCACAACAACATCTACTATTGCAAGTGTCCCTATGACACAATATGAAACCACAACAGGGATTTACGAATATTTCTACCATACAGGCGCATCGGCTGACCCGATGGATGCAGGGCAATGGAGAGGCGAGATTGTAACCATTGACGGCTCAGGGGCAACAGCAGTCATATCTTCTAGCAAATTCGCGTTTGAAGTAAAATGAGAACACTAACCGACACATTAAAGGCTGCTCAGCAGGCTGGGGCTATTAACGCCCTAGTGAAACTCGTACTTACGCATAACTCTACGACCTATACCTATACCAAGACACGCATACTCGATATTAAGGAAACGGGGGACGGCTCTCTGCAATTTTTTGAACTATTCCTGAATAATGCTGATAAGTCTCTAACTGACCTCGATTTTCAGGGGTATAAGGGTGTTTTATCGTATGGAGCAATCACGACTGTGGGTGAGGAATACTCAGCACTAGCTCCGATGTGGGTAAAAGCCCAGCAATTTGGCTCTGACCCTGACAAATTGGAATGTAAGCTCTCTCTAGTTGGTATTTGTAATCTAATGGCTGAGGATGAGGCAAATGCTCTTTGTACCCCCAAAAGGGAAAAATATGGAACAGCCACTTCGACAATAGCAAATCACTTGATAGATACCGGGGAGAGCCAGTTTAAGGCTAGTGATGTTGGCAGAGTCGTCCATAACACAACGGATGATACCTACGCTTCTATTACAGAATATAACTCCCAATCTAACTTAACACTAGATGCAGACATAATGGTTGATGGCGAGGACTACGAGATATGGACAGAGGGGTCAAACGATACAGTCAAGACGCTGGTAAATGCGATTGCTGGAGCGACATTAACCTGCTTTAGTCATTGTAAGGCTTACGAGGTAGTTTGGGAAGATGGCTATGACGCCTTGGCTGATACTTACAGGCCAAAAGATGCCTTCCGCATCTATACAGGGAATAATCGGAACTCTGCAATAGACCGACTACTTGAATATACTCTAAATGTCAAAGTAGTCAAGGCTGACGGGAAGATACATATATTTAAGCCCACGACTTCAGGCACGACTTACGACTCAGAATATAGCCTAGAGTCGGGGCATCCTTTTTTTGCTAAAGCACTGAGGAAGAGAGTCGTAACGCCAAACTATATTAAGGTTCAATCTCGCGAAGATGATGACCCTCGGTATAGCGGGACTGCCCAAGATGAGAGCTATCCCACTTTGCCTGACGAGCTCAAGAAGCATCACTACAAGCAAACATACCTTGAAAGCGATGAGCAAGCAACGGCGATAGCCGAGGCAATCTTGGCAAGGGCTCAAATGTGGTGTGAGGCTGGGGCTGCCAATGTGCCGATGAATGTCGGGACTGAGGTATTTGACTATGTAAAAGTAACTGATTCGAGGGAAGAGGATAGCAGGGTAGGTAATATAGGAAGATATGTTCGCTACTATGATGTTCGCAAAAACGAGTGGCGAATGACTTTTGATTTTGGGAACTGGCAGAATGTTCGCAAAGTTCTGGCTAACCTGAATATCACAGGTGACGACATCGAGAATTACTTTTCCCGCCTGAGTGTCGGAGACCTCTATGTTGAGAACATACTGGCTGAGAATGTAGATTTTGTCTGGATTGACCCCGAAGGCAACATTGACCTGGACAAGATAGGCGACACCTTGGACCATCTTGCTGACGGGGAGACATACGGGAGAGTAAAGACCCTTCACCTAGATGCTGGGCAGGTTAAGCTAGACGAGTATATCTATTATGCAGCAGGGTATAATCCTACTGACAAGTTTGACCTGAATGACCACGACTTAGATAATATAGCCGATGGCACTGTCTTCCAGCGAGTCAAGAGTGCCTCTTTAACGGCTGCGGGCTTGGTGCTACTTGATCAGGTAGTAGTAGGGACTTACGGGCTTATTTATAGTGCAGATATTTCCGCTCACCATATTCTACTCTCCAAGACAACCAAGGACGGGGCGTGGTATCAGGAAAGCGGAGTAGGTATAAATGCCGATGTAGGCATAGGGATCTATGGTGGCGAGGGACTCATGGGGCTAAGAACCTATCCTACCCTGGCTGACTACCTAGCAGGCACGAATGTCCAGTGCTACATCGGCACTGATGGCAAGTTCTACGCTGGGGGAGGAAAGGTTTATTTAGATGAACTGGGATTGTGGTTAAAGGGGCAATACTTCTTTATACAAGACTCTAACGGAGTTACTAGGGGACACTTATTTGGGGGAACAGAAAATTATGTCCAACTACAGGCTAATCAAGACCTTAAACTTCTTGCTACGGCGGATATAATAATAGATACCGATAGCCTACAACCAGTGATAAATGACTATGTAAATCTTGGAACTACAAGCAAGCAATTCTATGGAGGCTATTTTGCCTCAAGGCTCAAAATGCCAGTAGGCACGAATCTATTTGACTAGGAGAAATTATGGCTTATAACTGTTGGGAAGCTCCTATACTTTGGCAATCATCCCAAATATATTCCCCCGACTTACCCAATCCTGGTGTTAAGTCGTTGGTGGCGCTAACCATCTCTCCGGGTATTCCCCTCAAATCAGGGAAGACTTATCGGATAACTATACACACTATTGCTTACCCCCTAGCCCCTAAGCATTGGGAATGGTGGAATGGAAGTCAATGGGTTGAAGAGCCGAGTTATGCTGCAATACAATGTTGGAAAACTTTAGAGGGTGTTTATGCAGGGGGTAGTCATGGCACTGGGTGTAACTATGGGGGGTCGTCAGGTTCTTGGGTACAATGGGGTGCAGGGCATGACTTAACCTTCCGTGTCTACGATTCTGAAGGCATACAAGATAGTCAAGAGCTTGCGACACTCAATTCGGGATATTGCCAATTGTGGAACGCTGACAGTCAAACCTTTACTCCCTCTAAGGATTACACAGCGACAAAGATAGAACTCATGCTCAATGAGTTTGAGACAATCCGAAGAGGCTACCTCATAGTAAAACTTGAGCGGGTGACGATGGGCGATCCCGGGTTCAAGTGGGTAGAGGGAACTTCCCTCGCCTATACGGATAATGATGGCTTTAAGCGCCTAGAGGAAGGAACTACCACCGGGGTCACAGGAAAGCTCGCTGGACAATGTGGAGTTAAGCCAAACGATACTCATTATTACTACATTGACGATACCGGCGCTGAGAGGAAGATTGAAGGCGTTAAAGAGGGGGCTACTGGTAAAATATCAGGACAGTGCGGGATAAACCCCACCTACCCAACGAAGTTCTGCTACATAGACGGATATGGTGATGAGAGAAGATTTGAGGGAACATTAGGATAAAGGAGGTATATGGACATCTTAAAGGAACTTAAAGAGGCGAAACAGCATAGAGAACAAGTGGTGGCACAAATCAACGAACTAGCACAACAGAGGCAGGCACTATTACAAGAAGCCCTACGCTTGGACGGCGAAGTAAGGACGCTGGAGCGCCTGTCAAAAGATGGCGACAAGCCTAAAGAGAAATAGCCCGATTAAGGCAATATGCCCCTGAGAGGCTCAAGAAAGGGCATGAAAGGCATCAGGCTATAGTTTGATACTCAAAACCCTTTTACCCCCCACTTTTTATCCCGGGTTAATCCCCGGG